CCATCGCCCAGGACGACCGCGACCCCGTCACCGTGACCGTCGGCTGAGGGGGGGGCGACTTGGCCGGTACGTACACGTTCACCGTGATCGAGGGGGAAGATTTCACGCCCGCCCTGACCTGGATCCAACCGGACGGGTACACCCCCGTGGACCTGACGGGCTGGGCGGCGCAGTTCATCGCCGACGACGGCGACGGGAACCCCCTCCTCATGGTCACCACCACCCCCAGTGCCAGCGGGTCCGTCACCCTCGGCGGGACAGCCGGGACGATCCAGATCAACATCCCTGCTGCGGTGATCGCCGCAGCGTCGTTCACCCCCGCCGCGTACCGGCTCCTCATGACCAGCGCCGGGAACATCACCACATGCCTCCTCCGCGGCAAGTTCCTCAAGGAGGCGGCGTGACCGACATCATCGAGGTCGGCGTCGCCGGGCCGCAGGGGCCGCAGGGAATACCCGGCCCGACCGGGCCGCCGGACACCGGCGCGGTCGCGGCACACGCGGCGCTGACCACCAGCGTCCACGGCATTGCCGACACATCGCTGCTCGCGAAGCTCCCCAATGTTGCCGAGAACCATTACTACGTTTCCACGCATGGGAACGACTCCAACGACGGGCTCACCTGGGGTAGCGCGAAAGCCACGGCGGCCAGCGCGCTAGCCGCCGCCGGCCAGAGTCCGAGCATCATCGAGTTCGGTCACGGAGTTTTCAACATCACTACACCCGACGCGTACGGCAACGGCATCAGCATCGGTGTCTACGGGACAACGCCCAGCACGGTGTCAAACCTGAACTACGGCACCGTATTGAAGGGACAGGGTCTTAACGCGACGTTTCTTGAGACCTCTTGCGATCTGACCGCCGCCGTTGCTGCCTATACCAGTACGTGCCAGGTAGAGAACCTAGCCATACAGGTCAACTCGCATACCGTACAATTCGGTGTGCTGGTAGACGCGCCTTTCCAGCCGGGCGTAGCCGGCATGCCTAGCATCTGGGCCGTCAACAACTGTTCAATTCGTAACGTGACTTGCGCACCCGCCTTGACGGGAGTCCTGGTCAACGGCTTCGGCCTCGGCTCGCAGTGGAGCGGCGGGCAGCCCTCAGTCGCCACGTGCGACATGTACCACATCGTGGCTAACAACTGCACCAACGCGGGCGTCACGTTCGGCGGCCCCAATTGCGGTGGAAACGTTCTCGTTAACACGATCTTCGGCGGGTACCTCGCTACCTGCGCATACGGTATTCTGTCGACCAACGCAGACTTCCGCGCGTATGGCATAGGCATGGGGTACAACGGCTTCGATGTCTGCCTGAACGGTTTCGGCGGATTCGATAACATCATCCAAGGTTGCCGCTCCGAGAACTCGGCCGCGTTGTTGAAGGTGAATGCCTCATCCGTGGCTCAGAACGTGTCCATCAGGGACTACGACTTTACGAGTAGCATCACCGCGCCAGGCAAGCTGAACCCCGCCGGCGGGTACCTCATCACCATGAACCAGGGCGGCGTACTGAAGCTAGACAACGTCTCGCTTCGCACGGGCGCGTTCACCGACTACCAGCCCTGCATTATCGTCAGCTCCGGTTATGACGACTGCGGGACGCACGTCATCGCGGATGGCTTGACGACGACGGCACCACTGGCGCAGCTATTCAGCGGAAGCCATGGGTCATCGCGGGCGCTAGTAACGGGCTACACGCAACTGCCAGCGAGCGGCTCTGTAGCCCATCCCTTCCTGCAGTCGATTACTGGACCCACGCTGCTGCAGGGCCAGTCGGCGGCGCAGGCATCTTTCAACGGCACGAGCCGTTACCTGATGCTCCCCGTGACCGGCGGCGGCGCGACGGCGAGCCGGCCTTCTGCGTCAACTGTCACTGTCGGTGCGCCTTATTTCGACACGACACTAGGTATCCCCATCTGGTCGACAGGATCGGCGTGGGTCAACTCGGCAGGGGTGGCCGTCTGATGCCGGCCGCTCCCGTGCCGTCGTGGCGCCCGGTCGGCGGCGCTGCGTGGCCGGTGCCGCAGGCCCCGCCCCGGTCCACCCCCGGTGCTGCGGACCGGATCTGGCGCGGCGGGCCCGTAGTCACGCCAGTGGCCGCAGGCGCCCTGCAAGACGAGGGCGGCGCCCCCCTGCTTGACGAATCAGCGGCGAATCTGACGCAGGAAAGCTAGAGGAGACCACGTGGGAAAGATCACCGGCTATGCGGCGCTGGCAACGGCAGCCGGTAACGACGTGATGCCGATCGTCGACGTTAACGACACGTCGATGGCTGTGTCCGGCACCACCAAGCAGATCACCGTCGCGCACCTGCTCTCCAATGTCAGCCTTACCCCGACCGCAATCCAAACCTCCGTCTACAGTGCGGCGGCGGGTGACTTCGTCCCCTGCGACACCACTTCGGCCGCGTTCACAGTGACCCTCCCTGCGGCCCCGGCGGACAAGAGCCAAGTCGCAATCAAGATCGTCACCCTCGGCGCCGGGAACTTCGTTACCGTCGCCTGCGCCGGCTCGGACGTCATCAATAAGGCCGGCGGGTCCACCACCTACACGCTGAGACTGTCGGGCCAGGCGGTCCTCCTGCAGTACAACTACGCCCTGGCCGTCTGGTACATCCTCGCCGACGACCTGTCCCTCACCCAGCTCGACGCCCGGTACGCCCTCGGCACCGGCAGCGGGGTGTACCCGCTCGACTCCTACACCGGCACCGATGACCAGAAGATGACGTCGGCGCTCGCCGACGTGGTGGCCGCCGGGGGCGGCACCATCGTCCTCGGCGCGCGTGCGCACACGTTCACGCTGCCGTGGCTGACCACCTACGTGAACAACACCACAACCCTGGCCCTGCGCATCGCCGGCCAGGGCGCGGCATACAACGGCCAGTGGTCCACACCGTCAGGTGCGACGACCTGCGACATGCAGGCAGCGGGCGTCGCCGCGAAAATGAACTTCCAGCGCCTCGGGTCCGTCGAAATTTCCGGTATCTACTTCAAGGACACCACCGGGTCCGCTATCCCGTTCCTGCTGACCACCAACGCGACCCTCAACATTCACGACAACGTGTTCGCCGGCTCTAAGACCGGCACTGCCTGCGACCAGGACGCGATCCGGCTTGGCGGTGCGACAGCCGCCAGCGATGGCGGCTACGGCGGGGGTGATAACGCCAGATTCCAGGGCTACTCGTCGCAGATATACCGCAACTACTTCCACCAGGTCCGCGCCATTGTCACGTTCGGCGTAGCCTCGAACTCCAACCGGGTCTACAACAACACGGTGTCCTCGTCATGCGGTTCCCTTTACAGCGGCTGCATCGTAGTTAACGACGAACTTGACCAGACCAACGGCAACCTGGTCGACGGGAACTGCGTCGAGATCTGCAACTACAAATACGGTGTCGACTGCGTCTCCGGCGCCCAGTGCAACACTTTCGGGCCCAACGGCTGGTGGGACAGCAACACCAAGACTGTCGCGATTCACCATTTCTCGGCGCGCGGGCTGATGTCGAACCAGTTTAACCCGGTCATCGCCGGCTACCAGGATGACGCAAGAACCTTCGTGCTGGACTCCACCGGCAACAACCCCGTGTACAACTACCACCAGAGCACTCTGTCCGTACAGTATCAGGCGGTTCGTAACCATGCGCTCAGTGTTGAATCGTCCTTCTACAGTGCCCCCCGGAATTATGACAACCTGGGGAACATCGCATATCTCAAGCCAGCGACCGACGCCGCTAACTCCTACGCCGCCGCCCAGGTCTGCTCAACCGTCGCGAACTGGGTAAACGACGCCAGCCTCGTCGCGGGCTCAAAATATGTGACATCGCTGACCGCCGCGTTTGCCAGCACGCTCGGCCCGTACACCAACGACATGTACGTGCCGATCTACCTGGGCGCGTACATGGCCGGAATCATCGAGGCCACCTACACTGCCGCCACCGCACCGGCCTGGATACCGGGCGCGGTGATCACGCTTGGCGACATCGCGCGCCCGACGACGGCGAACGCGCACATGTACCAATGCACCACGGCAGGCACGACTAACGCCACGACGCAGCCGACCTGGCCGACTGGGGGCGGGACCGTGACAGACGGGACCGTGGTCTGGACAGACATCGGCGCCGCCACCGCAGCGTTCGTCAACGCCACCAACGGCACGGGCTCCACCACCACCGTTACGGGCGCGACATGCCAGTGGGGCCGCGGCTCGAACACGCAGTACGCGATGACCAAGTTCTCCCGCCACCACATCATCTCCACCGGCTCCGCGCCTTCCTGGGCGATAGGGACCACATGCATCGGGACTGCGGTCAACGGCGCGACCGCCGTGACTGCGGGCACTGACCTCGCGCAGCAGGTGACCATCACAACCGCATCGTCCGGCACCGCACCGGGCGTCATGGCGACGTCCACGGCGGCGCTGGCGTTTTCCGTGCAGCCCCGCGTGTCGTTGACACCGAAGAATGCGGCCACGGCGGCGCTGTGCGCAGCCGGCGTGTGGGTCACGACCGCCACGAACGGCGCGATGACGATCAACTGCGCTGGGACACCTGTGATCAGCACCCCGTACGTGTTCGACATCGTCGCGATCCAGTGAAGAAGAAGGCGGCGAAGCCGGTCGGGGCGCAGGCCATCGCCGCCGCGAAAAAAGCCAGCGTCGCGAAAGCGAAAACCCGGGCCCTCCACTCCCGCGCCGCCGCCCTCCACACCCTCAGCGGGCAGCACGCCGCCGCCGTGAAACACGCCGTCGAAACCGCCCGCGCCAAAGCCGCGATCAAACGCATCGGCCCCCAGGCCGAAGCTGCGTACCTCCACACCAAAGCCCAGGCAGCCACACCCGCAGCGCGTAAACACGCCGCCGCCGAGCACAAAACCGCCGAAGCAGCCACCGCATCTGCCGCGCGTAAACGCCTCACCCCGCAGGCCATCTCCGCCTACCAGCGCCAGCGCGCAGCCGCAGCCAAGGTCGCGAAGGCGAAGTCCGCGGCGGCGCACACCGCGCTCGTCGCGTCCGAGGTGAAAGCCCTCGCGCACATCACCCCCGCCCAGTCCCGTGCCCTCACCCACGCTGCCAAGCTGAGAGCCGCCAAGGCGGCAGGGCGGCGTGCGGCGGCGAAAGCCAAAGCGAAAGCCGCCGCTAAGTCCGGGAAGAAGCCGGTTAAGAAGGCCGTCAAGCGGACCCTCGCAGGCGACTTGGGCGGCGGGCTGTGGCTGGGCGGCGGCAACGACTGGCTCCCCACCTGCGCCGCCACCGCCATCGCCAACCACCTGCTGGCATCGACCGGCGTTGAAGCCAGCCTGTGGGACATCCTCTGCCTGCACCTCGCCGCAGGCGGTGACCTCGAGGAGGGCGGCCCGGACCTCGCCGCCCTCCTCGAGCTCTGCCGCGACGACGGGTTCGCCGGGACACGGCTCGCCGGGTTCTGGCGAGCCGGCGACTACGGGCCCGGGCTCATCGCCGGCCTCGCCTACCCAGACGGTGCGCACGCCGTCCTCACCACCGCAGCCGGGATCATCACCTGGGGCGAAGAACAACCCATCGGCGACGGCATCCCCGACGAAGCCTGGGCACTTAGCTGGGAGGTGTGATGGCCGAGCTCCGGTACCGTCCCGGTGACCAGCCGCTCCCCGGCCGCAGCGACGGCCCCGACGTGGCATGGGAAGTCATCCGCGACATCCAGGCCCGCCGCCAGCTCGGCATCGAACGCTACGGCCAGCCGCTCAAACCCCACAATGGCCGGGATGCGCTTCTGGATCTTTACGAGGAGCTGGTAGATAGCGTTTGCTACCTGAAGCAAGTCCTCATCGAACGCGACGAGCCCCGTGGCTGACCTTGAGGACGTCCGCCAAGCCCTCGCCGCCGCCATCGCCGACGTCCCCGGACTCCGCGCAGTCCCCACCGTCCCCGGCCAGATCAGCCCACCCATGGCCGTCATCGCACCCGCCCCCGGCACCTTCATCGACTACGACCAGACGTTGAACGGCCCCATGGGGGCCATCGCAGCCACCTACCGGATACGCGTCACCCTCTTCGTCTCCGAAGCATCCGCCGGCCCCGAAAGCCAAATCCTCCTCGACTCCTACCTGTCATCCACCGGCCCCGCGTCCGTGAAGATGGCCATCGAATCCGACGTCACCCTTGGCGGCGCAGTCGACTACGCGCAGGTCACTGGGGCAACGGGTTACGGCTTTTTGATGTGGGGCGGAATTAGCTTTTTGGCCGCGCATGTACTAGTCACGGTCGGAGTTGTCTAACGCCGCCACGTTTTGCCCCGGACAATTAGGGCGATGCAAGGTACGCTCACACCGAACCTTCGCGCCAGGGACGAACGGGACTCACCAGCAGCACACCTGCGCCGGATCTCTTCAACCCTTACCCAATCGAGCTTAGCTGCGCCCTGTCGCTCACCTGAGTTGTCGACACCGTCCCTGAACTTGTCTTGTGAGTTTTCGCTTCGCGTGCCGTAAGACAAGTTGACGACCCGATTGTCGGAGGTGCGGCCTGCACCATGCCTCGTCTCCAGACCCGGCGGGCAGGGACCAAGGAACGCCTCAGCCACTAGCCGATGGATGTCACGAGTAACGCGCACGGGCCCGCAGGTCAGGGAAACCTTGAGATGCCCGTAGCGATTCTTCGGGGCGCCCTTCAGCAACTTCCCACCGCGGACACCAGACGCAGTTTTTCGCGAGATGCTTCGGATCCGGCCCTGATCAGACACTTCATACAGCCCCTCGAACCCGGCGACGGGTAGCCAACGCTCAGGGGATGGGGGAGACTCATGCACAGCCGGACCTCTATTCCGGTTAGGCCCGGTCGTTGTGCTGATACACGCGACCGGGCTGTTCAATACCATTATATGCGGGCGGCACTATGCGCTGGCTAGTGATCCACCCCGGCCCAGAATTCAGCGTTCACGACATGTTCATCGGCTGGGTCGAAGCACTTAAAGGACTCGGCGAGCAGGTCGCCACCTACAATTTGCAAGATCGCTTGACCTTTTACGACTCGATACTGTTCGACACAGGAAACAACGACAGCGACGGCCACCTAGAAATCAAAAAGGCCGTCACCCGCGAACAGGCGATCACCCTCGCCACGGACGGCTTGCGTTCCGACTGCTGGACGTGGTGGCCACATGTGATCCTCGCGATCAGCGCCTTTTTCACCCCGCCGCAATTGCTCGACGTGATGCGTGACCGTGGCCACAAGGTGGTCCTCGTACATTCGGAGTGTCCTTTATCAAGATTCCGAACAGCTAGAGCGGGCCGCGCACGCCGATATCAGCTTGGTGAACGACCCTGCGAATCTGGACGCGTACAAGGCGATCGGCCCCGCCTGGTACGTCCCCCACAGTTACCGGCCCGCGCTGCACCACCCCGGGGCGCCCGACCCCGCGCTTGAGTGTGACCTCGCGTTCGCGGGCACCGGCTACCAGTCCCGCATCGCCTTCTTCGAAGCCATGAACCTCGACGGCATCGACACTGTGCTCGCGGGGAACTGGGCCGAGCTCGCCGGTGATTCGCCGCTGCGGAAATACCTCGCGCACGAGCAGGATCGTTGCCTCGACAATGAGCAGACCGCCGACCTGTACCGATCGGCGCAAGCGGGGATCAACTTGTACCGCCGCGAGGCGGAGCCGGATGCCACGCCGGGGTGGGCGTGCGGACCCCGCGAGATCGAAATGGCGGCGTGCGGTTTGTTCTTCGCCCGCGAAGGCCGCGGTGAAGGTAACGAGTTGTTCCCCACCCTGCCGCGGTTCTCCTCACCCGAGGAAGCCGGGTCGGTCATCCGCTGGTATCTCAACCATCCAGTCGCACGGGAACGGGCCGCCGCTGAGGCGAGGGCGGCCGTCGAGGATCGCACGTTCGAAAACAGCGCCCGGTTGCTGCTGAAGGCGCTCGACCGCTAACCCGGCACGTCAGTGGCCCGTATCCAGAAGAAGGTAGATGATCTTGGCGAGAATCCATGGCAGGAACGGCGTGGCGTACATTAGTCCGACAAATGGGGCGGCGGCTTCCCCCGTCGCATTTTTGTCCGACTGGACAATCTCCTTCACGGTAAAAAAGGTCGATGTCACAGCATTGGGTGACACGAACCTTGTGTACGTTTCGGGGCTTCCGGACGCGTCGGGTGACTTCACGGGCTTCTACGATGACGCGACGAGCCAGACGTTTATCGCGGCGACGGACGGGCTCAGCAGGAACTTCTACCTGTACCCGAGCACGCTCACGACTACGCAGTACTTCTTCGGCACGATCCTGCCCGACTTTTCCAGCACGGGCGGCGTGGGCACTGCGGTGACCCTGAAGTCCACCTGGAATGCAGCAAGTGCCGTGACGCGCGTAACGGCCCGAGGTATCGCCACCTGATACGCCGCCTGATACGTGCCCTGTCCGGTAAGACCGCTGAGGGAGCCGCTGTGGCGTTGTCAAAGTTCACGATCGAGTTGGACGAGGCGGCGATTAAGGATCTGGTGGATAACCCGCGGGGGCCGGTCGCGACGAAGGTGCTGGCCGAGGCCGCGACGGTGGTGACACGGTCGGCGAAGATCCGGGCGCCGATCGCGGAGTACATGCCGCCGTCGCAGCCGCCGCCGGGGACGCTGTACGACTCGATCGCGTATGACATCGGTGACGACGAGGAGGGGCTGTACGCGCGGATCCACGCCGTGTTCTACGACACCTTCTTGGAGAAACCGGCCAAGCAGGTTCGTCACCCCAAGCGGACGCTTCGAAATGCATTGCATGATATGCCCCGAATTTTGTGAGCACGCGTTGAGAAAGCCCCCGGCTCCGGCCGGGGGCTCCGTTGCTGTGCGGGCGGTCAGGCGGTGTGTCCGGGGGCGGGGCGGAAGAGCATGACGAGGGAGCCGTTGGCACGGTTCTCGGCGTTGAAGGCGACGTGTTCAAGCTTCCAGCCTGCGGCTTCGATGGTTTCGATGACTTCGGCGGCGCCGGAGACGGAGCAGCTGGAGGCTGAGTTGAGGTTCGGCATGCCGAACCGGTGGACGTAGATGGTGTGGCCTTGTTCGAGTGCGCGGCTGGCGTCTTTGTCGGCCATGTGGATCTTTGTGGTCTTCATGAGTCCCATGTGGATCACTCTCTCTTTGTCTTTTGGCTTCTCGGCTCCGGCCAACGGCTAGCTGCTACTTGGTCTTGGTCTTGGTCTTGGTCTTGCCGCCCTTGACTGCTGCCTTCACGTTGGCAGCGTGGTCTTCGACGGCCTGGCTGGAGCGCTCGACTGACATCTGCAGGGTGCGGAGCTGCTTGGCGAGTGACGGCATGATTCCTTCTTCCCTTTTGTCTTTGTCTTGTATTCACAGTGTATCACCAATGTAGCAGGAGTCAAACTGTGCCGCCCACCACTGCAGACACTGACCTGGAACGTGAGCTCGCCGACGTCCAGGCCGACGTCGAATCCATCCCCCGGCTCGCCCGCACCGTCGAGTTCAAGGGCAAGCGGTTCCGCATCGCCGAGAAGGTCGGCCTGATGCCGTTGATGCGGTTCGCGCACGCCGCGTCGAACCAGGACGCCGCCGCCGCGGGGGACATGGACGCCCTCGCCGCGATCTACGACATGCTCAAGGACTGCATCTATGCCGGAAACGGCCTCGAGCCCGGCGACGACGGCTACGACGGCGGGGACTGGAAAGCGTTCGAGCGGCACGCGACGGAGACGAAAGCCGACCACGACGAGCTCCTCCCGGTGGTGACGCAGGTGATCGAGATGATGACGGCGCGCCCTACCGTGCCGCCGTCGGGCTCCTCGGCTGGGCCGCGGCAAATATCGGGCAGCTCGACGGGGACCTCCTCCGCCGCACGGGCCGCGGGCTCGAATGGCTCACGCCGCGGCAAGCGGTAAACGTTGTCTACGCCGCGCTGATCGAGAACATGGATGAGGACGAGCGGGACCGGTTCGTCCGGGACACGGCCGGCGGGTCAGTCAAGGCTGAGGCGGAAGCGCTGAAGGCGTTCGAGGCGCACATGTCGGGAGGTGTCTGATATCGCCGACCTCCTTGGCCAGGCTTGGGTAGAAATTAGGGCAAGAGGGTCAGAGCTTTCGTCCGACATTTCGTCTGAGCTGAAGAAGTCCGCCCCGGCTGCGTCGAAGGCTGGCGACGAGGTCGCTCAATCGTTCGGGGACAAGTTCAAAGCCGTGATCAGCGCCGCGTCGAAGGTCGGCGCGGCTGCGTTCGCCGCCGGGCTCGCCTACGCGATCAAAGCCGGTAACGACCTGGAGGATTCGCAGGTCGCGCTCGAGCAGGCGGTGAAGAACACCGGCGGGACGATGTCCCAGTACGCGCCGGCTCTCGCCG